CTCGATACTCTTGAGCTTCCGTCGCAGTTCCCGGTGTTCCTCGGCGGTGATATGGTAGAAATCCTTGCCGATTATCCGGGCATCACGGCACAGCAGATTGACGCGCCCCCAGTCGATTGTATCAACTCCCATCTGCTGCATGAGTTTGAGAGTCTTGCTACGCTCCTTGCGAAGCTCGTCTTGTCGCCCGGCCTTGCGCTCAAGGTCTTCGCAGCAACAGTCATACTCGGACTTGGACATCTCGCGGAGGCTATCGGTACGCCCGTTGGTATATTGATATACCAGACTCTTCTTGATCTCGTCGCGGTCGCCTATAGGATTGAGTGCCCTTACTGCGGTATAGAACCGACCGAAGTTAGTTATCTGCTGTTTCATGCTATCGACAAGTTATATTAGCCAAATCTATACACACTCCAGCATGGTATTTTTCAAGCCACATCATGGCCTCATCAATTTTGGTCTTTACCATCGCAAGTTCTCGTGTCGCACCAACCTCTGCCATGATATTGAGATTGCGAATAGCTGTGTCCAAAGTCCCAATCAAATTGGCGCATTGTGCGTCAAGATCCCGAAGTGCAATTGTTGTTTTTTTCTGTGTCATTTTAGTTATTGTTTAGAATATTTATATTCGGTTTCCAGTCTATCGTTACCATCGCCACGACCTCGCCCGTTCCCTCGCAGTCAGAGCAGCATTGGAATTCAGGCCCACTCACCGCATCATGGCAGAATCCGCCTCTGCCATTGCAGTAAGGGCATACCATCGGGGCTGTCATAAACGCTTCTTTGTGTATCCTGCCGTCTGGCTCTATTACTATCATTGTCCGCTTCTTGCTCATGTTATACGATGTTATTGGTTGTTTTCAGTATTCCTTCAGCCCACACTGTGTAATAGACGCCCGGCGCCGGAATAAAACGTCCCTGACAGTATGCCTTGTAGCCGCTTACCCTCACTTTTACACCGGCAAGGTATTTGAGCTTCTGCGCCGACTTACCCATCGGCTGCCCCTTGTACTCCTGACTGATGAAGATGAAGCATTTTCGAGGAAACCGCTTTATCAGAGCCTCTGTTTCGGGATATTCCCACCCTGCCGCCTGGAAGCTGTCAATAATGATGAACTTCGGACTCTTCTTACACTTGAGCCTCGCGGTCAGTTCCTCAATGGTGTCGGCAGTAGCGATACGGAAGCGACCCTGTACTTCGTTCATCTTGAACCTGGCGATGCGCTTCTGAAAGGACTGCCCTACCCCTTCCTCGTAGCTCATGAAGAGGACAGTGCCATACTCGGTGAGCTTCCGGGCAAGCTGCATCACGAAACTACTCTTGCCGGAGCCGGATGGCCCGTGAATCAACCATGTTTCGTTGATTGTGGGAAGTCCGAATGCCTCGGCCCACTCACCGTCCCATGGCAGGGTCTTATATGTCTTGGCAAGCACCTCTTTGGGGCTGAATGCTCTCTTCGGCATAGTTATCTTTGTTTTTTGGTTTTACGTTCTACTGTTTCATAGCACCATCCGAGCATCCTATCGAATGGCAGTGCTATACCATGAATGGTTCCGAATATGCCGAAATCGCCTTCCTCATCGACCTCTCCGTCTGAATACCCGGTATATACTTTCCAGTCATCCATAACGAACATCGCCTTACGGTTTTTGTCGATTATTTTGAAATCTTCCGGCGATTTCAAAACACGCCGGCGACCGCCTTTGAATGTCACTGTCAATTTCATACTCATGGCTTACTGTCTTTTGAGTTTTTCGATTTCGGTATATACACGACGCAGACCACCCTGGGTCTTGCGCACTATCTGTGCGATATCGGCTCCCTCGGGGGCGTTGACCTTCGCCACGATCCGGGCCTGTTCGAGCAGGAAGTCACGGCGGTCTTCACCGTTGTCGGGCGTGACCTTGCTGAAGCGGTCGCCGTAGCGGCTCAGCATCTCGGTATAGCCGACCTTCCTGCACTCGATCGAGCGGTTGATCTTCTCCTTGAGCCCGTCAGCACCCATCATATTCCACGCACAGCAGCGCTCGGTCTTTGCTGTCGACACCAAATTCGGCTGCAATCTTACGAATGAGCTTCAGCTTGGTCTTGACCTGGGAGCAGTCAATATAGACGGCATTGCGGTGGCTCTGAACATAGAGCCGGGCGGTGAAAGTCTTGCCGATATTGGGTTCATCGCAGAGTATGCCGCTGACGCTCGACTGCTGACAGAACTCAAGCTGAGCGGTGACATACTGGAATACCGGGGTCTTGGCAGCCTTCCATTCAATTTCGTCGCGGAGGTTGACGCCGAGCTTGCGGGCAATGCTTATCCAGTTGGCATCACTCAGCACCCGGTCGGTCTGGCCCTTCTTGACCGCACTGTAAACCGAGGTGGTGATGCCGAGTGAGGCGGCATGCTTGGCGTCGCTCGGATAGTTCCGTCGGGCGGCCGTGATGGCGGTGGTGATTTTTTGTCTGATTTCTTTTGTAATCATATTCTAATGCTGTTATAATTTCGTTTTAAGAGTCATAAAATCCGACCTGCCCCCAGTCCATGTCTGCGAATCTTGACACTGTGTCATCTTCTTCCGGAGCAATCGCCGACGAAGGCATTTCTACAGCCTCTGCCGCGATTTCGGGCGCAGACGTAGGTTTTATAGTTCCGACCCTCGGGGCGGCGTTGTCGCGCACGTATGCCGCGAATTTGGCCACCTTCTTGCGCTGCTCTATGTAGTTGGCTACATCTTCCTCCGTCTGCTCGGCCATGACGCGGTTGTAGGTCCTCACTTTCTCCACTTTGTCTATATAGCGGTCGTTCTGGAATATGTAGACCTCGGTCGGTTCGCCGTTTTCGTCTGGAAGAAAGTAGGCTGTTACCTTGTAGTTGTTAGGGTCGAGTTTCTCAAGCACCTCGGGGGCGCTCAGCCACCAGTCTTCATGGCAAACCCTGACGGTAGAGTTGCGCCGGACACTCGTCGGCACCCTCTCACCTATATACCGGCTCAAGGTCAGCTTGTCGAGGGGTTGCAGTGTAGGATTTATGTTTGCCACAAGCACGTCCCATCGGGTCATGCCCGGATATTTCTTTTGGTTCGGATGGAGGGTGTTGTTCCACTCCATGTTGTCGGCCCGGTCATCGGCCACAAGTTCCTCAAAGGTGTAATACTTCTTGTCCTCCCATGTGTCGTTGGTTTCGTCGCTGATCTTTTTGCTCTCGGTGCGGTTCTTGCCCTTGCCGTAGAACCTTCCGGTGCCGGCATGGTTCTTGTGGGCTATCGACCGCTTGAAAGCACCATTCAGAGGCTCGGCGTACTTTTCCTGTGAGTTTTGTGGCGCGCAGAAGTGTACGAAGGGAAAGGCGACACCGGCTCGTAAAAAGCCGTCCTTGTAGTGGCTCATGAGGTGCTGCTCGACCTCGATGCCGGCCGGCATGCCCCACCCGTTGCGCTCGATCAGCCGGAACATGTCGCGGAAGCATTCCACCACAAGGTCTTCGTCCTTCTTCCGGGCGTAAGCGGCCCCGATTCGGCACTGGCTCACCACGTCGTAGGCGTAGTAGGCGTGTACCCGTTCGTTACCTCTCATACGACGCGGAAGGTCAACGTCGTCCATCGTGATTTGCGAAAGGGAGAACTGCCCATTATGGCGGTGCATGTGTGGCATCTGCTCGTGCATGAAGGCCGTACGACTGCGGTGGCGGTTCTCTATCAGCAGCTTGTTTTTGGGTTTGTTGAGGTAGTTGGCAATGGTGGCATCGCTCGGTATCCACGGATCCTCGCCTTTCTTTGCAAAGGTTTCGGGATCGTAGAGCTCGCCGGTATCGATATCGTAAACGTCAAGTTCGCCCGTGAGGAACATGATATACATTTCCCGGACTGTGGTGTTGTAGGGCTGATTCTCAAGACAGGCTATGCCGAGTATGACACGCTCTTCGCGGTGGGTCATCCGGCGCGCCGCCTGGTTGCCGAACTTGCCGCTGATCAGACTGGCATACCCGTCGCGCTTGTATTCGGCCACCTTCTTGCGGAAGCGGAACATCGAGGTCGGCAGCGTATGGCCGAACTGCTCCCGCAGACTTTCGACAGCCTTTGCCATTTTCTCCCACTGGTAGGTATTGCCAAGTATCCGCTGGAAGTCGCTTGCCCGGCTGTAAAGCCGGATACAGCAGTTGAGGACACTGGCGTTGACCACGCACTCTTCCACCCACTGACGACGCTTTTTTTCGTCCTTGAATTCGATGGGGCACTTATCCCGGTCGTTGAACCATGTCACGGCTTTCTGATCTCGCTCATAGTTCTCGCAAAACCACCCGGCGGCAAGAATTTCGTCGCCGCTACCGAGTTTTTCCTTAACCTCTTCAAGATACTGCGTCGGCAGTGAGTCGACCACGACAAGAGCATAATGATTTTTAGCTCCTCCACCACGACGCGCCATGGTCAGCCGACCGCGCGAGGCAAGCTGACGGCAGTATTCCTGCGTCATTATGCCGGCCGCTTCGAGTTCGCTTGGCCTGATACATTTCCGTCCGTCGTAGTATTCCATTGTCACAAGGGTTAAAGTGCCTGGGCTATGCGCGAAAGTTCCGGAATCTGTGTCAACATGACATGCTCTCGTCTTTCAATAAGCTCACCTTTGGGACTATAGACAAAGCCTTCCCCAGTTTGCTTATCAAGGCGGACCTCGGCCCCGTTGGCATAGACCGCAAACGCACAACTGTCCGAGTCGAAGAAAAACTCTCCCTCCGGGATGTTGTAGTAGGTGCAGCCTCCGTGGTGCTTCACTGCCGCGAAACGTATCTTCCGGGCAAGCTCGTTATTCGTGCGGTAGGCCAGGGCGTTCTTGACGCACCGCTCGCATATTTCCTTTCCGTTGACCTTGAAGGTGCGCTGCAGGGCCTTGATGCCCTCCTTGCTGACTGAGATGTACTTGTTCATTTTTCTCACTTATTGGGTTTTATTCGTTATCTTTGTGCTTATTTTCCAAATGGAATGAATTATGAATGATTCCCTGCCCATGACTGGTTACTCAGTCGAAGACCTTATACGCCTTGAAGCGCGTATTCATGCCATTGAGTGCTATATCCGAGAACACGATCCAGAAGGTGGTTGGTTTTTAGACCAAGAGTTCTATAAATGGCTGACGCCTGTCTCAGCCCGTCACGGCAACGTTCAATTGACTGAGTCGTTGCTTCAAGAAAAGCTTGCTCATGAGGAGCGCTGCCGACTCGGGGGTATTGAGCTGAAATTTCCTTGAGCGAATCGTCGCCTTTGATGAAGTTCATGAATTCTTCATCTGCCCTGCTGCGTTCCTGCAGATAGCGGTCGTAAATCATGGCACAATGATTGTCCATAATGCCTTGCAATAGCTCAAGCTGTTTCGAGTTTAATGTTGTTATGTCCATAATCTCACTTGTTTAGTCGGTTGTTGATTGTTTCAATGGCCTCTTTCATGGCAAAGTAGCCGGCATTGAGCGCGTTGTATTGCTTTGAGTCGCACAACTCGCTGTCATCGTGGGTAGCCTCGAACTCGTCGAGGATTGTTCCCGTGTCAGCTACGTTCTGCTCCAAGGTCTGCAACAAAAGCACCACTGCCCGGTCTGTCCTTTGTTCTGAAAGTCGTTTCATCGTTTGAATTGTTAGTGGGCGGTCGGGGAATCGAACCCCGATACTTGCGCCATGGTCGCTCACCTTCCTGGCCGCCCAAGTGCCGCCGGGCTTGCAATTCCGGCGGCGGTTAAAATGTAGTGCCTTGCGGCTTTTCGCGGCTCTCTTGCCGCAGGATTGCCCTCTCTTGGGTCTAACCCTATATTTGAAGTTTCAAATAACCTTGGCTGTGTCGCCTTCAAACCATTTGTTAAATTTGCTCTCTGCGCAGCATCCGGCAAGCGAGACTAACAACTCCCATGCTTCTTCGTTGATACCCTCCTCGTCATCGCTGACGTATGTGCTGTAGTGGCAGTCGTTTTTGTATTCCACCTCCACGGTTGCTTCAAGTGCCTTATGGAAATGGTTTTCTCCTTCCGGGGTAATCTTTACGGGGGGACATACTGCGATTGAATCCATTCCATCAACTGTTACATCGCGGTCATCACCAAGAATGTTAATTGCGTGCAGAAGGTCTTTAAGTGTTGCTCTCATTGTCTTTTATTTGATTTCTTTAATAATCGGTCTTACTGAGCAGCCGTGGGCATAAACCAGGCGATCTTTCAACTTCTCTACATAGAAGTCCGGGGCCGTGAACGTGATGCCATTCTCTTCATCGTAGCGGAAGGACACGCCGTCCATCATCAGCACGAAGGCCACCTTGTGCTTGGCACTCTGCGTCTGCCACTCTTTTATTTCATCTGTCTCACTCATTTGTTTATGTTTGCTTAACTGTTAATTTTTGTCTATGTGCGCCAAATTTCGTATCTTTGGCCGCTTGTTCCATCTGGAACACGCTGCAAAGATAAGGATAAAATTTTAACCACAAAAGCAAAATGGCAAATTTTTCAACCCTAAAAGAAAAAATTTTATCCTTCCTTACCCAGGTGGGTATTAGGAAGAGTGATTTTTTTGAAGCTACCGGTATACAATCCAGCAACTTTAAGGGCGCAAATATAAAGTCTGCGCCAGGAGGAGATATGTTGGTTAGAATTTTAACCACATACCCAGATCTTTCAGCAGAATGGCTTATGCGCGGGGAAGGATCTATGCTCAAAAGTCGCCAAAATATTATCCCTTCTGATTTAATAGAAACAGACCCACAAAGCGGTAATAATTATATTCCACCTACAACGCCAATAAATATCACATCTAAAGATAAAAACAAGAATGAAAACCTCCCTCCATCAGCCTTAACAGAACTTGTCGGAACAATTAGAAATCAAGCCGAAGAAATAGGGCGATTAAAGGCACGCATAGAAGAGTTGGAGCGAAATGCCCGGGTGCATGCGTCCCCCCAGTATGCCCATACTTCGGAAACTGTGCCGACCTGACACCCATGTCACCCGAAGATCTACGAAGCATTGCATCGCTCCCTTGTCATCTCAATTGACCCCAGGTGGTACCCCCCGGCACCAGATTTTAAGCGTACCCCTCCCCTTTATCACAGGAGAACATAGGCAAAGGCGTTGATTTTAGGCTTATTCTATCCCACGACGCGGCAAAATTGGGGGTATTTTGCTTCACACACAAACGCCGTTTTTGAAAAATGATGCCCGATTTTGGGCGTTTATCTCATCACAGTTATTTGCTGTCAAAATCCGCGAATTTGTCACTCCAGTTTTAGAAAACTGTCACTCCAGTTTGTCACCCCACTTTGTCACTCCACCTGTCACTCCAGTTCCCAAAAATCACCGTTTTTAGCAATTCTCACCCATCAAAACAAGGCATCATCGACACAAAGTCGACAATGCCCCTAAAATACCGTTATATTTGCCCTCTAAGGCCGTTCAAACGCCATCCTTATAGTCTGCGCCACCTCCGCCCGATATGAGCGTAGACTGCTTGATTATAGCGCGTTTAGTGACGACTGTGCCATTCCCTGTCAGTCCTGCATGGCGTAGGTAGTTGTAGGTCGCACCAACCTGATCCGCCGCAAACACACTGAAAATGGCCTTTATACTGCTGAAATACCAGTCCTTGCGCTTCGTTCCCTCAATGGGTTGTGTTAGATGAACATGTATAACCTTTGCCATATACTCTTGATTTGTTGGTGCAAATATACCAAATAATATCTATATGGTATATTTTAATAAACCAAATTTTTCAGCGGTACATAAAAAAAGCGGTTCACAATTGCGACCGCCCTACCCTCTATCGCTCCGATGAACGACTTCATGGGGTATGTAAATCCCCCGATAAGCTCATGCAAATTCCACGTAAACCTGCGGCATCAAAACGAGCCGTCCATGTAAACCAAAATTAAGCCAATGTAAACTTTTTGCACGCTTCGTTTTATTTCGGTCCCACTCCCCCACTCTACCTAACCAACTGAAATCAAAAGCATTTCACCCGAAATCAGCATCACACACTTTGCACGCTTCGTTTTGTGGCCCATACACCTTCCTGTGGAAATTCATAGCGGAAGCCGACACCGTCATCATATATTCTGAAGCGAATGTCCATTTTTCTGTAATCACCGGGCTGGTCGAGACGAAGAAGCAGTTCGTTATAGTTGTTTCTTATCGTACTGTTTTCGCCCCATACTGGGCTCCAGTTTTCATCAAAACTTGCAGTTTTGGTTTCAAGTAGTTTAAAACCGCTTGTCATATCAGGGCCATCGGCAAGTTCCAGTCCGAGTGTTGACGGTTTGATTACAGTCTTACCCTTATAATCAATACTATATGTGGGGACTCCGTCAATCACATCTGCGTGAACTGTCACAATACCGTTAGGGGAACTTAAATCCGCACCTGACGCATTTGGGGCAAAAACGAGGCCCAAGCCTGCCATAGCTGTAGCCATGACAGAAGATAAATTATATTTCATTGTTGATTAAATGTTTATTGGTCTTATTTTGATAATCGTACAATTTTACAGCCATGAGGAGCTACTGTCGCTTTAATTGTTGAAGAAACACCCTCATCCGCGTGAAGCCACAAGTCTCGCTGTTTCCATTCTCCGCTTATTCCAAGGTCCTGTAAATTGATCAGATAAGGACGAGCGTTGTCATCTCTGTTGAATAGCCCTACGATATAGTCACCGTCAGACATCTGCCCATACCAGATTTCATTGTTGCGGTCTCCAAGTTTGCCGGAGAGTGGTTTGCCGACAAATCTGTCAGTATTGAGCTCAAGCATTTCGGAGTTTGTATAGAATCTGGCATTATCACCAATTGTATTATATTGGTCAGCGACAGTCACAGGACCACCCGCCATCAGTTGCAGCGAGACAACAGTCTCTTTCTCTGCGTCAGTGTCGAATTTGTTCAGTCGGATAAAGTCTCCGTCCAGAATCACCTTTTCTCGTCCCGATATATGTGACCAATAAGTAAAACCATCGAACATGTTCATACAGTTGGGCCATGTGGTGTAAGACTTTCCCTTATCCTGAGCTGAGCAGTGCCACCATCCGCCGCCGGCCGTGTCGCTTACAATCCTGACCATATTGCCATATTTGGCCTCGACCTCTGCATTATTGTACAGGTGAGGCATCACAAGCGATGTAAAGATGCCGTATTTCTTTGCAGATTCAGCTATGTAGCATAACGCGCGGGCGTATGACTCTCGACCATAACCATGACCGACAATTCCGATATTGCGGTCTTTGCCATCCTCATACCATGAGAGAAAGTCCATGCGGATATAGTCGATACCAAGTTCGGCATAGTGCTTGAAAAATCCTTCGATATATTCGCGGGTACCGGGATTCTCGGCCACCGCCCAGTTGAACCACAGATTTTCAGCAGAAGGATTCATTATGTCGCCGGTATGATTGTAGTACAGGTCGCCGAATGTATATTCGGTTCCCTCTATCTTGGTCTCTCTCGGACCGTGAATCCACAAAGGATTGTCATATACGCCCACTTTGAGCCCTTTGGCACGGCATTTGGCGACAAGGTCCTTGAGCGACATAGAGCCGTAGTGTGTCATGTATCCCGAGGCGTCGTTGGCAAGCATGGGAATGAAACCGTCAGTGCATACCATATCATAGCCATAGGGCTTGAGATCGGAAGCTACCCAGTCGATAATCTTATCCCACTCAGCCGGAGTGATATCCATATTCTCGTTGGCGACACCGTTCTGCTCCTGCTCATAGCAGTATTCATATACACTCCAGTAGAGAGGAGCCTTGAACACGTGTATATCTTCCACCACCGGAAGCTCGGGCAACTCGTAGCGTGGCGGATATTTCATCTTATAGTTTTCGTCGTCGCATGCCGACAGCAGCCCGGCCCCGAGGACCACAGCCAATGTCGCAGCGCTGATTTTAAATACGTTTTTCATATTATTGATATAAAAGGGCCGACGGCGTCCGACCGCCGACCCTTATTACTTATTACCTATTACTTATTATTTAGGGTGTTCAGTTCTATGTTCCAAAATTAACTCGCATTATTGAGTATCCTGGAACGCAGAACCACCCGATTCGGAGATAGATTCTCCTTGGCCCAGAGATCTATATCCTTGAGTTTAACATTGGCCAAGCGTACTTTGAAATTTTGTTTTTTGGCGTCAGAATAAACAACGATTTTTGGATATAACGGCAACATTAAAATCATACGAGTGAATCCGTTAAGTTTATTGGAAGATACCTTTGATTTC